TTTCCACCACTCAAGTGTAGACTTTGATGCAGTACGACCAACACCCATCTGTTCCTTGACATCGAACTTTACAAAACATGCATTGTCCAATAAGTCTTGATAGGTTGGTCGTTTCTCTGGATCAAAGTGAACCATAGCTGCAGAAAGAACCACACAATTGGATTCTACTCCCAGCGTTTCCACATCGAACATGAACATTAGAATCCTCTGCCTTGTCCCTCTTTGGTGAAGAATGCATTAATCTTTTGGTCTTTAGTCCAACCATTAGTATAATCATTATCTTCATCACAAAGAATCAATGCTTCTTCTTCGGTAAGAACACGATGTGATGTAATCACTTCTGGGAGTGCCAATTGAGAAAACTCTTTTGCGTCTTCCATTGTTACATCATCCATGGCATACTCTGGATTAGTTGCTGGTGCTTCAACCATGTAACGCATGCGATATGATTGAATCGCTTCAACCATTACCCACACTGAACCTTCTTTTAGTTTACTTGGTGATTCTAATTCTTCAATACGAGCAGTTAATACGCTAACAGCAGTATTGAAATGACCAGTACCCTCACTGTACGGATCGTAACGATCAAGCAAAACCTGTCGTTCTTGTTTCAACATATCAATATATTCTTTACTCATCATTATCGCCTTTCATTGCTAATGCTTTACTCAAAGATTTCTGCGCATGACGCAGACCAAATTCCATCTCATTCTTTTGTGCTCTCAATACATGTATTTCACGATAGTTTTTTTGACATTGTTCATATAATTCTGTGGTATCTTTCTTAAGCATCTCAACCCAAGTAGTAACTTTATGAATTGTTACCCATGAACCATCTGCTAGTTTAGTATGTCCGTCACGAATACGAAATTCGTCAGTCCATCGTTCACCTTCTTTATAAGATGGCATTGGTTCAAACAAAAACAATTCTTGTTGTTCTAGTTTCTGGAAAAGAACATCAAAGTTCTTTTCCATATTTTCTTTACTATAAAACATTATTCATCTCCATTATCAGATACATACTCTTCATCTTTACCATACATCTCAGCATGGATGTCGCAAAGAGTTTGATGCCAACCATCAGTGTATCGTTTTCCTGGAGCACCACATTGTTCGCATGTACGATAACTCATAGACTCTGCAAAAGAAATATACTGATAGTGTTTATCAGTTGCTGCCTGAACATAGAATCGAAGTCCACCGAACTTCTCTTTCACTTGAACAGCAACTGGAACCTTACTTGCTTCTTCGTCCATAATTTGTTTGCGGAGATCAATTTCTCCCTGAGTGATAGTATCACCAGATGTATTACCATACATCTTCTCACCAACTCGATCTTTGATAAAATCATATCGACTCTTGGCTGAATAATATTCACTACACAATTTACCACAAAGAACATCGATGATGTTATACCATCCATCACCACATTCTAATCCCCAACACATCGCTGTGTGTTGCATATTCCCATTACGATCTCGAAAGATCAGAGGATATCGTGCACATAGTGCTTCGTCTAATTCTTTTCTCACGACAATTCCCTACTGATTTGTACTTGCCAAAACCTATACAGTTCTTCATATGCTCGGAGGACTTCATCAGGTAACTTAGTACCCTTAGCAATTTCTTCTTCAATCACTCTTCCAAGAGCACGACCTAATCTAATTTCTTCAATATCAAACATATCAACTCCAAGTCCTATGGTTTTCTGCTACATGTTCAAGTCCATCGTATTCATCGATGTGCCACTCAACATCATCTGGAATATCAACGATGGCTAATTCTGATGCCCAACCCCATGACTCTTTACCCAGTTCTTCAATCACTGCAATCAAATCTGGATCATTACGTTGTTCATAGAACTCATACTCGCTTAGGTATGTCGCATCAGATTGTGGACTACCTGCTTTGTAGTAGTCTGAATCGTTTCCACGAATTGGCCATTTAGCTGGCACTTTGTCGAATGCAATACCCTTAAGAGTCAGCAATTTCTCGAATGCTTCATTCGAAATACCAAATCCACCAAAGCAACGATTAATTGCTACTTTCATATCATTCTCCAATAGTAATTTTAAACATCCCATTAATGATTTTTTCTTTCATCATCTCTGGAACAGACAGATGAGGTTGTTCTAAAACAAAAGGACAACCACCACCACCCCAAGACCAATTCTTAAAGAATTTCTTGGCTATCATCATGTCTTCTTTAGACTTTACACTAAAGATGCGTTTGGGTTTAATATTAAGATCTAAAATCATTTTATTACCTTTGAATTATCTGCAACATCTTTGTCGTCACGTAGTTCAATGAACACTGGAAGGAACAAAGATTCTTCTCCAGTTTTGTTCTTGATTCTAGCATTATACTTCACTGCCACGATTTTGTCAACTAAATTTTCTTTCCAATATTGCTTTCTATGTGCATCTGTAAAACCAGATCCAACATTTACCTTTACAACTCCATCTGCAGATTCACAGATAATTGCACCAAGCATTCCTACTGCTTTACCTTTACCTTCTTCGACTGCAACAATCTTCAGATCGCATTCCAACTCACCTTTGAATTTAATCTGAGTCTTGCTTCGTTTATCTTCCCATTCACCAGCACCATCTTTAAGAATGATCCCTTCGTATCCATCTGCAAGATAACCTTGGAAAATGTCTTGTGCTTGTTCTAGTGTTTCAACAATAGTTGATGTCACAGTCCAAATCTTTTTACCTTCGGATTTTTGTTTGTTTACAATTTGTTCTAAAGTCGAGAATCGTTTTGAATATGGAGTCAAACAATATCCATCAACGAATGACACATAAGGAATTAAATCCCAAACAGTGGCATGAACCATTGATGCTTCTTCAGCAGAGATTGTACCCTTGTTTGCTTTGTTGAGAATACCATTACCAGTCTGCCTATCAGCAAATTGGTGGTCGCCATCCAACATTACAAGCAATTCCCCATCAAAGACACAATCAATTGAACCTGCCAATGCAGCGAATTCTTTCTCAAGATTACCCAGCAGATGAATCTGTTTACCATTTCTGCTACGGAATTCTACCTTACCATCACGGACAATTGCGTTGAATCGCATACCATCCATCTTCATTTGAGCATATGCAGGATAGTTGATCTTATCAACCAACTTCTGTTCGAATGGACTGCATAACATGCATGGGTATTCAGGAATCAAACCAGACCAAACTTTGTTGGCAGTCGATACATCAACACCACACTTCAAATCTTTGGAGATGATTCTCTCCAATACCTTAGCATCATCGGCTGATACGGATGAGAGAAGCATACGGAGATATTCAATTGCTGCATTACCAGTCACGACTCTTTCTTTCAAGTCATACAATGCAAGCATGGCTTGATCTAGACTTGTTTGTTTCGAGTCAGTGGTGTACTCAGGAATCTTTCGTTGATAGAATTGAGTAAATGGATCCAGTGCTAGCCGAATTACCTCACGCAGAGTTTCGTTATCGCTGTGTGCGTTTAATTGGTCGATCTTGAAATTGCGTGAGGCATTTTCAGCAAGACTGTTTAGAAAATCATTTATGTTCATTCATCACTCCATCAATATGTTTACACTTACCATGATATTTAAAACCGACCTTTGATATGCCAAATTTTATTTGTTGGCTCTTGTCCCTTGAAGTACATGTTGCGTTTGATAACTTTGAATTTACGATAGCGTGTATCAAAACGAATCGGATTCTTGAACATCATGAAGTCTTTGGGGTTATTCTTTTTGAAATAACCGAAAATCTTTTCCATGTTTTCGGATAGGATGTAGGTATGGTTACAGTCCATACCATCTTCCCATTTAGTAATTTCTCTTGCGAGAATCATGCTACTTCCATTTCTCTGAAGTAACCATATGGCAGACCATTGAGGAAACAGAAGTATTCCCAGTCGCCATCTGCTTGGCTGGCATCCATAATCCAGCGGAGAGCAGTTGCTCGATCTTTCGCACCCATACAGATTGTATTGGTAACGTGCTGTTCAAACTTGGCAGTGGCTTCTGCTTCTGCTGCTTCTTGTTGGATGCGATTCTCTTCGCACACACGAGCAAAAATAGCGAACTCACGATCGAAGTCCTCGAGTGTCCAGTCACTGACATCGTTACGTGGACGGAATCCATAAGCATCTTTGTGAAAATCAGAGTAAGTACACTGGGCTTGTTCCAACGCAGTCATTTCTTCCCAAGATTTAAATTCAGACATTTGCAGTTCCTTTTCGATTTTCATACTACTATTATACCCCAATTATGAATTAAAGACAACACTTAAATGCAACTCTTGCGAGGGAATCCAGTCGCAAACCCAGAAGTCCCAGTGGACGCAGATCTTGTAACTTTACCAGACATACGTTGCTTTGGTGCTTTGCGTGATTTTACAACTTCAATACTTCCACCCTTCTTCAAAAACAACTTTACTTGTTTTTCGGTTTCAGCACGGATCTCAGATTTTGATTTATAGAACATAATATATTTTCCTCTCAATTAAATACGTGATAGATTGATAATACGACCAGCAAATTCGCTAAACGAAACACGCTTTGGTACAAAAACAATTTTACCAACACGACCTTTGTCAGTCGCATCAGACCAAGAATCTTTGGTCACGGTAATTTTGTATGCATCGTAGCCATGCTCATTTGTTTCACGCTCCACGATACCTTCCACGAAACAATCTTCACGACCAACCATTGGTTTGAAGTCATAAGAACGAATCACATCACCAGTCTTTACAATCATTTTTGTTTCCTTTTCAATTTTCATACTACTATTATACAGCAAGTTGCAATTAAAGACAACAACTTTATGGAATAACCCTACGAGTCTGAGGGGATTAGAATCCCTTGTAGATACAGGGGTTTAGAATGATGAAAACCCTCTACGAGAGAGGGTTTGGAGGGAGGACTAGACCGAGTCTAGTAAGGGTTACAGACCGACTAAAGCGGACGCTGGAGCGATCTCTATCCCTGAACCGAATAATCGGTTGTATTCGTTGATCATTTTAGCCGATGGATTACCTTCGGTGGCGATGCATTGACTAAACAATTTCACCTTTCCTTCGGTATAAGGCATGTATGGCATCAATGCTAAACCAACACCATCTTTTGTTTGTTGCATGAGGATAGTTGCTGGTGCTTCTAATGTATATCCTAATCCTGTAACTTCTGCTTTACCAATTAGTTCTTCACCACTAATCAATTTAAATACTTTAATCTCTGTCATTTCAATCCTCTATAACAAGTTGTTCAATAAAATCTGCTGCATGATTTTGGTCACTAAAGTATTTAACTATTGTTCTTTCAAAATCATAACAATGCTGTGCCACTACCAATATCTGTCTATTCTTAAAAACAGAAATTTTGAGAACCCATTCGCCTCTTCGTACGGCAACGAATGAGATCATGTTGGGGGATAGTTTGGCTTTCATACAAGTATTTAGGGAGAGCCGAAACTCTCCCTACTTGTACGATTACTATTGGTTAGGGTTTGTTGGTATTTTACCGTTTACCCAATCCCAATCATCATCTGTCATTGGGATCCAATTGGTCATTTGCATTCTCCATAAGCAGCCATTAACTTCTGGGCTTCTTTATGTTTACCATTTCTGGCGAGATCAGCTGCTGCTTTTGCATAGCCAATACCCTTTAACAAAACATAAAACTTTCGGAAGAATTTTTTCATTATACTTCCTCAGTCAATAACTGTTTTTTACCAG